TGTTATTCCACGTATCGGAACCGAATAGGTCTTAACCTCTTTCGGTTCAACATGCAGCGTGCGACGTTAATCGCACCTGATTTCAATTCCCCCCGCTTAACGCGGGGTTCACCAGGGTCTAGATTGGCCACGGTGCTACATGTTACCACTATAATTTTAGTGGTTGATGCCTAAATATACATTTAGACATTATGCATCTTGGTAGAATAGAACCCGTGTCTACGGGGTCTAAATTTCTCCACTATGCGCTCAGGATTTACTTCCTGAACTAATTTCAGACGAGGCTGGTGCCTGTCTGTTTTCACTATGACCTCAGAAGGTTCAAAGTGAGGTTGTCCATCAGTTTGATAGACAAGGTCCTCGTGCATTATTGCGCCAGGATCCTCTATCGTCCTACCGTTAGCCTCCATTATTTCAAATGGAATAAGGTGAGGGTAGCTGAGATAGAGTCTAGGTGGTAGAACATATACGTCTACCCCATTTGACTGAGGAAGTTCTACGATCCTCCTCGCTAACTTGACATCGTTCGATATCAAGATGATAAACTCCTCCCAATCTGATTGGATGGGGTTATGATAAAGCTCATACAAAATGAGATTATCTGACTCCATGTATTGATGGAGTTGTGACCTTACCAGATCTGGTAGGGCCAAAGGGTTCCCAATCGTATCGATGAGAACCGCTTGGACGGAGGAAATTCCCCGCCCAAAGGTATCAAGGTTTTCCTTGACCCATTTATCCCATTCGTTAGGAATGGGAGGGTTGTATTTCCAACCCAGGTTCATGTAATCATGAATCTCCAATTTCTCAGTATTTATAAAATACTCAGTCAGGTTTTTAAAAGAAAAGCCGGGGTTCCTCCAATGATGAAGGAATCCCTGTAAATCAAAGCTTTTAGCTTCGATTTTCTTTCCTCCCAATGGCATTGGGGGGATCCTGTCAAGCTTAAAATTAGCTTGTTCAGGAACTTTTCCTCTAAGGACTGACCTGAAATAGGCAGACTTCATGATCCGCATAATCGCGGACATGGGATCATCCAACGTACGAGAACGTATGGATGCAAGGACCATTTGATGCTCCTTGGTTTCTGGCTCAATTATTGAGTCAGCTGGGATGAACTGTTTAAGTTGATCCCTTATTGGTGCCCACATATGATGTTTGTGGGTGACCTGGTTAGTCCGGTCAGACCGGAGTAGCCTATGAGAGAAGATTCCTTTTCTCATTTGTGAGGCACGGTATCGCACCTCATAAGGGTCACGAGATTTTCTCTCGATGACATCCCCAACAAAATATTTGTTAGGGTGATACGCTCCATCTCCACCCATTTCCGATGGGAAGAAGGGACAAAGTGTATCTGCATCCTTAGGAATAAGGATGTGTTGGATCAAGGTAGCCTTGATCATTACAGATAGGAGGCGTGGATTATTTCCACACGTCCAGATGACCTCTTTACCGAGGGCTTCAAACCTACCCAAATTTGTGTAGGATATCCTATCACCATCAATGTTGATAGGCAAGAGTAGTCGGATTCGTGGGTAATCCACGTATCCCAAGGGAACTTGATTTCTGGTTTGTGAGACCAGTGTTTCCTTGATATTCTGAGGTACTTTTGATACCTCTTCACAGTAATACATCAGTATATTACTGACGTAAGTATCTTCCATAGATACTTTAAACCCTGCATTACGTAGGGTTTCAACGTGAGACCAGAGTCTCTGTTGGTCATGGTGGAGAGCGATTAAATCATCGCCCACACATGATGCTGTTTTCAATCCGCTTAGATTGAAGCAATACAGCTGGGCCGCAGTTAGCACCAGCTTGGTCATGGGATCACCCATGAACCATCCTCTTTTTTTCAGATGGTATCGGTAATTTGATCCATCTTGAACTAGGACCATTCTTGGTCCACAGAAGAGGTTTATCACCTGGATAACTAATCCGGTGGGAAACCCATCAACATTATGATGGGCATACTTCGTCAGACTCATTAGAATCTGACGTGCCACTTCTGGATTACCGAAATCCGTGGCTGTCTCTAAATCTAAACTTAGAGCATAAACAGGAAGGTTCTTTCCCTCCCGTTCAAGGTCCCCCAAAATGCTATTTTGGGGGTGCAGGTTCTTCCAAAGGAAGTCCCACAGGTGCCGAGTACCCTTCATTCCTGATCGGGCTCGTGGCACATTGAACACACCTTTAAATAGATGTGCTACCATGTGAAATAGACACATGGTTGGATAAGGCGAGACTGTAACAATTCTTGCCTTGGAGGGTTCACGTATGACCGTGGCCCTCACGATCTTGAGTTTCCAGGAGTTTTTGCTCCTAAGGGTCTCTAGACCGTATGTAAGGACATCCTCTGGTGTCCTTATGATCCTCCTTTTGGGAGTTGATTCTAGGGTACGGAAATTCCATTCCCTATTCACACAGTATGTTTTTACTATGTGAGCAAGTTGGGCGGTTTGACCACCTTTCTCTTGCGACCTCTCAAGGCAAGCCTTGGGTCCTGCTGAGAGTTTGGCAGCAGTGCCAGTTACTCTCGCTGCAGGAGCAGTCACAGGGTGAAGGTATCTAGCCTCCAGCTTAATCACAGGGGGTTTCTCTGTGATCGTTTCAACAAAAGTTTTCAAACTTTTGTTTGCCATTGCCGTATCGGCAAGGCCAAAAGCCCTAGTCTGTGTTACGCAGACCAAAGCTTGAATCGCCAACGGACTTCTGTTGGTTGGCACTAATGCTTCGTATTCGTTTTGAATACGAGACAGGTCCCTAAATTTAGGGACCTCACGGAAGTCTCCGTGCAATGCGTAAGATTTACGCATTAATTTTTTCATCCGCTTAACGCGGGCGACAAATTGTGCATAGTTATTTGCACAGTTCTCCATAACACAATGGGTTAGAGAATCGTACCTTTCATAAGGCATTAACTCCGCCAGGAGCAGAAGTGGAATTATTATTCCGTCTGCGGTGTGGAACCATTGTTCCACTTGGTGGAGTCCATGACTTTTAGAAAGGACGAGACTCAACTTCCGTTGGAAGTGGAGAGAATATGTCCCGTAGAGACGAGACATAATGAATTTATACTGAAACGCAGGTTCCAGTTCCCTCAAATAGGGTCTATTTGAGAGAGTATGGCTCGGGAAGTTGTTCTTCTTGAGCCAATTTGTGGGGATTTTCCTCACAAAAAAGGTTGGCAGAGATTCTGCCGACAAGTAGTATTGCTCCAACTTGTCTTGGAGTGAGCTCGATGCAGTTGTATCGAGCATTCTGTGTCCTGACCTTCCAATTGATGGTAAAGGCGGGGCCCAGCGATTCGAAGAGTTCATC